GCCAGAAGGCAGCCTCAGCGCCCCACGGCTCTAGCGCATAGTATTGCATCCATTCGCCCAACTCAGCGGCGGACAGCGACCGCTCCAATTCCCCGACCGTCGTACCGAGGCCCAGCGCCAGCCTGAACAGGAAGCGCCGCTGGGGGTCGCTCTTTAGTTTCCCTCCGCACTCCCATTGTTGAGACGCATGGCAACGCGAGATACCGTCTGCAACGCCGAGTACGGCCATTTCATAATTTCCGGCCATTCGTCATCACTGTAGACACGCTCGCGCTTGTCATTGACCACGCAACGCACCAGCAGCTTTGCCAACGATTCGACATTCACGTCGCCATCCTTGGCTGTCTTCTCCACCGCCTTATGATAGTCAAGCGCATCCCCAGCCGTCATGCCTTGGACGCCAACGGTGCCCTTCAGCGCCCGCACCTTGACCTCCTCAAAGGGGAGGAAATGCTGCCCTACCAACTGTTCGCGCGTCAGCATCTTACGTCCATACCAGATCGCTGATCGGCTTAAGGGTTATCCTCAGCGGATAGACGCCATCGACAGCAGCCGCGAAACTCCAAGCCGTCACCAGCGCCGAGAAGGTGACTTCGGTTGCCGGAGAGTCGTCGGTCAGAGTGATCTTGAAATACTTGGTGGTGCCGTTATCCAGCGCCGTCCGAAGCGAAGACTGCACGACATCATCGGGGTCATAGAACGCCTCGATGTTGATCTCCTGACCGTCCTTGAGGGCTAGGCGATATTCGTGAACCGTCGAGCACAGCGTGGTCACATCAATCAGGGTACGGGTTGAGCCGACCGGGTCGATGCTGTTGACGCAAAACGCCGCGTAGTCGAGCGGCGAGGTGCCATCACCAACGGCGAAGACGGTGCCAACTGTATCCAAGGCCATAGTTCAATCCTCCGTATGGGAAACGATATAGTCTTGCAGCACACGATACACGTCAACGTCCGGCTCGTCCCCATCAAGCTCATTGTCTAAGCGGACAGAGCCTACATGAACAGCCGAGCCGATCACAAATTCCCCTCTGAAGCCGTCTAGTGCCTGACGCACAGCCTGCGCTAAGGCCCGCACCTCAGAATAGCTCTCAGCCCATGCGTTGATTGAGATACGCGGGTGAGCATAGCCAGCCGGGCCGCACAGGTCACGCTCGCGCACGCCCGAAACTTGCATGTAGGAGAGCGCGGGATAGCGGATGTTTTGCGGCAAGTTGACCGGATGAATGCGCGCTCCGACCAGGGTGGTGACGGCGCTGTCGGTCAGTAGATAGGCGCGCAGCTCACTCAGCATCACACTTCCTCCTCAGCCCGCCGCGCCGTCTTGATCTGTAGGGACTCGCGCCGCCCTAATTCGTTGACCTCGATAATCTCATAAATGCGCGACTCCATCGCTGGCGATTCGGCATCGGTCGATGACGGGTAAATGATGCGATCTAGCGGGTTAAGCTGAGCTAGTAGCTGTGACCAACGCACGCGAAACTCCACTTGCTGCGATGCTACCCATTGCATGGCGGTGAACCGCTCATCGCCGCTGATAGGTTTCATCCATGCCGAGCGCCGGGTAACCACCTTGGTCCACGTTTCCGTCTCCTGACCAAACGGGTCCAGCGTGACGGTCCTTCGCTCTATGTCGATCTTGCGATCTAAGCCTCTCATATCACGCTACCTTCGGTCGCTTCCATGAGTCGTTCGCAGGTCGCCGCCACGAATCGCCTGCCGGTCTGCCCCAGCCCGTACCGCTGCCACCCCTGCGGATGCCTGTGGCGTTTCTCTGCCGCTGGGCATGAGGCTCATAGAAGACATCCTCGTCCACAAACAGGTCAGGCGCAATTGTCGCCGTGCCGGGCTGAACCGATGGCCCGTAGAAAACCTCCGGGTCAGCGTAGAAGCCGACAAAGACGTCGCCCTCGCCAAGGACGGCAGCGGCATAGAAGACGTCGGCCTCTGTGAACAGGTTAGCCGAGATCGTCCGCGCGCCCCTGAGAATGGCTGGCGCGTAGAAGGTGTCAGGATCGTTGTAGCGCGCCGGGTTAATGGTCCGGTGCAGCGTCGGCGTGAAGAACGTATCTGCGTCATCATAGCGGGCAGGGCTGATGAAGACGGCAGCACCAGCAAGCGTCGGCGCGTAGAAGGTGTCAGGATCAGTGTACCTGGCCGGTGATAGCGTCCTGACGCCACGCAGCACGGTCGGGGCATAGAATGTGTCCGCGTCCGTGTAGAGCGCCGGTCGTATCTGCCGCTGAACTCTAGCGGCGTAGAAGGTATCAGCTTCGCTGAACAGCGATGGCGAAAGCGTCCGCGCCCCGCGCAGGACAGTCGGACCGTAGAACGTGTCTGGATCGGTGACGAGGTTCGGGACGATGAACTGTTGAGCGCCGCCAACAAGCTGAACCGTCGGGCCATAGAACGTATCGGCGTCATCGTACCGCGCAACCGTAAGGGTGCGTGCGCCACGCTGGATCGTCGGTGCATAGAAGACGTCTGCGTCAGTATAGAGCGCGGGCGTGAGCGTCCGCACGCCACGCAGCACGGTGGGCCCGTAGAAGGTGTCAGCGTCAGTGACGAGGTTGGGTACGACAAACTGCTGTGCGCCACCAACTTGCTGCACAGTCGCCGCGTAGAACGTATCCGCATCATCATAGCGGGCAACGGTAAGCGTTCGCGCCCCACGCAATATCGTCGGGGCATAGAACGTGTCCGCGTCGGTGTAGAGCGCCGGGGCAACTGTCCTGACGCCCTTAATAACGCTCGGCCCATAGAACGTATCGGCGTCAGTGTAGAGTTGCGGGCTGAGCGTCCTGGCTCCACGCAAAACGGCTGGCGCGTAAAACGTGTCAGCATCGTCATAGCGCGATGCCGTAAGCGTGCGCGCACCACGAAGGATCGTAGGCCCGTAGAAGGTATCAGCGTCATCGACACGGTTCGGCGCGACGATGACCTGATCGCCCACCACCATCGGCTGATAGAAGGTATCAGGGTCGTTATACCGGGCAGCTACCAGAAACTGATCAATGCTGACAGATGGCGCATAGATCGTATCGGCGTCGGTATAGAGCGCCGGGTATATCCGGCTGATGTTGACGCGCGCCGCGTAGAACGTGTCTGGATCGGTGACCAGGCCGGGGGTAAGCGTCCTGGCCCCACGCAATATGGTGGGGCTGTAGAAAGTGTCCGGTGTATCGCTGAACAGACCCGGTGTCAGCGTGCGAACGCCACGCGCTACGCTAGGCGCATAGAACGTGTCAGCATCGGTATAGAGCGCCGGGGTGAGCGTCTTTGCGCCACGCAATATGGTCGGCGCATAGAGGGTATCAGCATCGGTGTAGAGCGCCGCTGTAAGCGTCTTGGATCTAACAACGGTCGGCGCGTAGAAAGTGTCGGCGTCAGTGTAGAGCGCCGGGGTGAGTGTCCGCGCCCCACGCAAGACTGTTGGCGCGTAGAACGTATCCGGCGTGTCTGAAAACAGCGGGACGGTCAGCGTCCGCGCCCCGCGCGTTATGGTCGGCGCGTAGAAGGTGTCAGGCGTGTCACTAAACAGCCCCGACGTGAGGGTGCGCGCACCTCTTATTACGGTCGGGGCGTAGAAGGTATCCGCGTCGGTACAAAGCCCCGGTGTGAGGGTGCGCGCGCCACGCAAAACTGTTGGGGCGTAGAAAGTATCAGCGTCACTATAAAGCGATGCGACGAGGGACTGCGCTGTCCCTTCGGCAGCTTGGATGGAGAACCAAGAAACTACCGCACGGACATCTTGATCTTCCTCGATCTGTGGCCCAATCGGCCCGACGCCAATTGGTCTGTCGCCGATTGCCACTTACCTATCTCCTAGCTATCGAAATGCCGCTGCTACACCGGAATTGTCGTTGGAGTTGGTGAAGTCACAGGTGTTTGCCATCGAAGAACCAGTGGTCGCACCATCAGCATTACTGTAGTCGAAGTTGGCGTTCTGCGTATCTTCCCGCTCCGTGATAACCGCCCAAACCACCGTGTCGGCTATAGCTGACCCCACGCACCCGGCAACCACGAAGCCGCCAGAGACTGTGGTGCCAGTTGTTAGCACTGTAGCGGCAGAGTTGGTTTCGTCATCCTGCACAGAACTGGTTGGCGTGAACGAGCGGAGGTTCTTGAGCGCCCACGCACATACCACCATGCCGCTTGTCAGGGACTCAGAGGCCGTCACTGACACGTTGATGGTCGTGCCGCTGACCTCCCCTGCCCCGCGATATAGCGCAGCATCAACAACGCCTGTGCCATCCTCGTCTATTACTTCGATGGCCGGAACGCCGTTGATGGTCATGCTGTTGATGCCGAAGGTGGCGGCATTATCCTCCGCCAGCACCACGACCACCGGATAGTAGGTTTCCGTCGCAGTCGCCGCTCCGGTGCCTGTCGCCTGAAAGCCAGCAGAATTATATGTCGTTCCGCTTGCCGTGTCGGATACGCATGTCCCGCGCGTCAGCGTCACCGTCTCGTTTTGCGGACGCTGGCCTATGGCACCTTCAATCACCGGGCCACCACCAGCGCCTGTCTCCTGCGCTGCGGCAGAGCCGCAGAGCAATAGAATCAGGAGAAGACTACTCAGCCAAGGTCGCGGCATTGTCTGTCCAGAATAGTTTGATGCCGAGGAGCAAGGCATCGCCTGTCATGTTATCAACCGATGTGTCACGGCTGATGCGGAAGGCCACATAATCATTCTCGGCAGGCGATCCGCCGCATGTTATCGCAGACGTTTCCGCTCCTGCATAAATAAGGTTTGCAGGCGAGGCCGGTAGCGTAGCTGACGATGTTTGCGCCGAACCCATCGTCGCGTTCAGCGTGTCGCCACTGCTAATGGCAACGCAGGCTATTTCATATTGAACGGTCTGCCCTACCGTGCCAGCCGCCGATGTGGTGAGCGGTATGGCGGTGACCGTTCCCTCGTTCCATGCCTTCGGCATGGCAACTTGAAAATCCGCCCTCTCCTCGGTCGCGCCCGTATCGAAGGCGCAGACAGTGACGGTCAGATCGTTGGAGCCGCTGTCATAGGTGTCGCCGCAAGACGCTGGAGAGGTGGCATTGTTCTTTAGTGCTGACGCCGGTATCCACATCACCTGCTTACCGGCGTGCTTTATAGCGTCACCCTCAAGCGTTGCCTCGCCAGCACCGCTTCGCACTACGCTCGTGTCCGTAGCTGCCGTTCCCAACTCCAACGTGCCGACCGTCACGGTATCGACGCTGGCAGCAAGCCATTCGGTAGCAGCCGCACCAAGCGAATAGGTGCTGTCTGCCGCCGGATTGATAGTCCGCATTGTCTGCGTGGCGGTCCACGTCTGCGCGGTGGAC